CAATATTGGCGCTCGCGTCCGTTCCAAACTTTGATGCCATTATTTGCGCCTTTTGCCCCAAATCTTCTAAGCCCGCGCCACTTACCCCCGTGATGGAACTTAACGACGCTAATTGCGTTTCGAATTCTTTGCCCTTGTCAATTGAATACGCAATGCCCGCCCCAACGGCCGCAATGCCCGCCGTAATACCACCGCCCGCCAATACCCCCGTTAATGAGCCTAAACCGGGCACTAACCCCGTAACGCCACCCGCTAAACTTTGAAACGAACCGCCCAAATTACCAAGGCCCCCACTAAGCCCCGGGATTTTGTCTGTTAATCCTGAGAACATGCCCCCAATTTTTCCCGTCGCGGCGTTGCCCCCGTCGCCTATCCCCGCTAACGACGCGTCCACTTTTTTGGCGGCCTCGTCAATTTTAGCCACCTCTTGTTGTGCTTTTTTTACGCTATCCTCAATGGCTTTGTACGCCTTTGTCCCCGCTTCGCCATTTAATTGCATAGCGGCCAACGCTTTTTTATTTTCGTCCACAAATGCCAATAGCTCGCGTTTACTATTAGCAATGCCCCCCGCGCCTTTGCTCATGTTATTTACAAGGGCGTCACCTAACCGTTTTGCGTCTTGTTCTAACTTGGTTATGGTTTGTTGGGTTTGTGTCGATACGTTTTGCAAACCCGCAAATAATTCGCGGGTGTCTATGCCAAAACTAATTTGCGCGTCTGCCATTTATTTGCTCTTGTTGGTTAGTTTATTATGGGTCATATTCATTGCTATAATCTGCCAAACCTCATAACGTGGGGTGTGATACCATAACGCCGTAAACGCCTCGGGTTTTGCCATTGCGCCCCATGTGTATACGGTCCATTTTTCGGTAAACGTGTCGTCCAAATAGTCTAACGGGTTGTCCCCGTCGTCGCGTAAATATTCCGTTTCGTCGGGGTCGTTAAATACCACGAACTCATTACGGTAGTACTCAACTAATACGGACTCGTTTGCATACTGTTTGACGAAAAAATTTAAGGTCGTCCAAAATACCGTCCAAATCCTGAGCCGCCCAAAATTCGCTATTTGTTTCACTTTGTAAACCTACCAATAACTGAGCGTTGGTAATTTTCTTAGTGTCAATAACGGTTTTAACGAACTCAAAAATTAACGGTATTGTTGTCGTGTCTATATTGATAACCTCAAATAAATTCTCGCGTACTTTTAAATATGCGTCTTTAACAATTTCCTGAAAACGGAAATCATTCATAATATCGGCGAATGCGTCCGCGCCTTTTTGTAAATCGATTTTTTCAGACAAATGGGGGACCGCGTAAACCTTGTTCAATATCTCTTGTTCCGCGGCTGTTTGCGCCCCTTTACTCTGAGCCAACTCTAGTAACATAGGCGTAATTTTTTCATACAATGCGGGTGTTAAAATTTGATACAATGGCGCTTCGATTGTTTGGCCTTCAATGTAAAATTTCATTTGTTATATCTCCAAATATATGTATACAATTGGGGCGCCCTAACGACGCCCCGTGTTTAATCTAACTTATTTATCGCATGTAATCCAAACCTCTTTATATCCCACGTCTTGTGGAATAGTCACGGTAATTGGAGCGCTTACAAATAGCGTGTTAAAACATGCGGCGGGTACCGTTACAATTACGTCGTTATTAACAACCTCACCCGCTACCTTTGGCTTGGTATATTTACCGCTCTCCATATCAAATGAGCCCGCATCTTGGGCCAATTTACAGAGCATTAAAACAACCTTGCGTTTTGTTTGTCCTGTGCCACTTGATACCAATTTACCGCCGTAAATAATTTGCCCTAGTGTTTGGCTGTTTGCGGTTGCCGAATTGAATTTAACGCCGTCCTCGTATTCCCCTGCGTCGCTTGCGGCCTGTGTTACGGGCGCATAATTTTCAAGAAACGCCGTCATTTCCGGCGTGTCGTCGTTTTGGTCCAACGTAAACGACGTACGGGAAACGCTTGTTTTAATCTTTTTGTTTAATGCCAATTGAACCGTTGTGGACCATGCCCCTGTGGTTTCGTCGGCTGTAAAAAATACGGAGTAATTTCCGCCTCCAATAACTGCCATTGTATAGCCTCTTATGTTTTGTTGTTGTGTAAATATCCAAACGTTTTAACCAAGTAATCCCAATTGCGTTCGCATTTGTTACGTGTGTATTCCCTTACAAGTAACTTTGCGTTGCGCTCTGCTTTTTGCTTTTGCACCTCGGGGCCTTGGTTATACCCCAAGTGAAATAACATTATTTCGCTATCAGCGAATGTACCCAAATCGTACGCGCTTTTATCTAACGTCTCATGGCAAATGCCCTCCCATTTGAGCCCCGCGCTTTTGCGGTGTAAACGCATATTCGCATTTATGTAACGTTCCGCGCGTCCGCTCTTATTTACCCCGTCCATGATACCGTAAACGGAAACATACGAGGCGGGGGCGTTGGTCTCGTTTAATGCCTCTAAAATGGCCCATAAATCCCCGTGGGGCGTCGTTAGGCGTTCGTCCGCATCAATGTGTAATATCCACTCACCGCGTGCGTACGTGTCGACTATATTGCGTAAATATGCAAAATCAAATTGTTCCGAAAAATCATTGTAACGCCAAACCAACCCCGTTAATAATTCTGTGTCACCAATCACCGTTAACTCGGGTTCCGTAACCGCGTCGGTTTGCTCCGTCCTGAGCGCCACGATTTGTACTTTATGTTTGGCGGTGGTTTTCGGTAATGCCATACGCCATTGTATTAAATCGTCGTCGTTAGTGTATAGTACGCATATGCTCAAATACATTTAATTGCTCCGTATGTATTTTGTTCTGAATACCATAATACTCAGCCCTTTCGTGTTGTCTTCATTGTATTGTAACGCCTGTGAGCTTACGTAGTGCAATGGGGCAAACTCAGCGGCCTCATAATCGGAAACATACGACGGTAAAACGACGTTATGCAATTTATATTCCACTTGTTCGCAAATATTCGCGAGTGCGTCACGCACATTATTTTTATTAATTGCGCTCTTTTTAACCTGAGCACCTACCAATAAATATATTTCCAATTGGCCCATATTTACCATTGCGCTGTTATCTTCTAACGGTTCCAATTCCCGTGAGTCTTCGCAATGCAAAACGCCAACGTAATTAAATTGCAAGGTGTCCCATTTATCTACGGTAATAACGTCGTAAACCCGTACGCCTTGTAATTCTCTGAGTAAATCGGTTACGCCGTTTAACGCTGTTGTTTCTCTAGCCATTTCATTATTTCCAATGTTATTTGGTATTTTACGGCGTTTGTAAATTTTTCTTTTGTAGTCTTATCGAATTGTTCCAACGCGGGTAATAAATACGGGCGTTTGGGTATGTTCACTTTTAATCCTTTGCCCGCACGTCCGCCGTATTCATGAATAGCGGCGTATGGTAATTTGGAGCCGTAAACAACGTCAAAACCAAATGCGCTTGTTCGTAATTCAAATATATTGTTTTGGTCTTTTCTGTTTAATGATTTGAATAACGCCCCCGTAATACGTCGTAACTTGTCGCCCGTGTTTCGCGTGCGCTTGTCGGCCTTTGTAGCGTAAACCATATTGGCACCCGCGAGCGCTTGTAATTCGTCCGCATATTGGTACGCAAAATCATTATATAACGGTTGTAATTGCGCTTGTAATTGCGCCACATTAAACAGAGCCATTACACCGCCGGAATAACGAATTTTCGGAAATTCTTTTGCCAATCAATATTTTCCTTTAACGCCTGCGAAACGGTTGCGCCATTACCCCCGCTATTAACACTACTGAGCCCAAACCAATTACCGCCGTCGGGTGACTGTTTATATATTAACGCCGCCATTTCCGTAATGCCTTGCAAAATTGCATAGGGCATTGTGGCGTCTGTATAGCCTGTTTGTAACGTAGCTTTAAATTGCCCGTTTGTCTTATTTCTGAAAATAAGATAACAAGCGAAATCCTCTGTTTGAAAAGCATAATCTACGGCCGAAAACGCCGTATACGTTGCGAATTCATTTTCACGCCATTCGAGAGCCGTAACGGTAGTGTTTGCATAGTATGGTATGTATTTCCACACGTGGTTACTTTCAAGACCGTGACGGCCCGCGTTGGCGTAAAATTGGTATGTTCTGTTTACTTGTCGTAACGGTTGCCCGCAGAATTGCTCCGCAATGGTGTAACACGTCGTAAACAAATCGTCGAACCATGCATATAACGCGGTTTCCTCTGCGGTCGGGTCACCGCTAACCTCTAAATTAAGAAATTTGGTAAACGCTGTAAATTGCCTTGGGTACGCGCTGTTATATGGCATAATCTTATTTTTTCTTTGTTACTGTTTTTGCGGGCTTTGGCTCCGCTTTTATTTCTGTTTCTATCTCTTTGCAAACGCCTTGGGAATATAGGCGGGCGTATTCTTCGTCCGTGAACTGAGAATATTGGCCCGCCTTTAATCCATACGCGTCAACTAACATAATTACGTTAATCATTACGCGTTCCTAATTAGGTTGCACTTGTTTTCAAAACGCCAATTGCGGTTGGTGCCGGAAACGCAATACCAATACGCTCAACAACCTCAATACCTTTTTGATGTGTCCCGCCCAATCCTGTGGCGCCGAAATACTCTTTATACTCATTTACTACAATATCCTCACGAATACCAAGAATAGAGAACTGAGCAAAATCGGCGTACAATGCGCAACCTTTGTTCGCGGCGCTTGTTGGGAATAGTGAGTCAGGAACAACGTGCATAGGGCGACCAAATGGTGTTACGTATGTGTTACCCTCTAATGCTGTTAGGCCAATTGCGGGCACGTCCATAGGTTGTAATTGGTTCCATATTGGTCGGTCTTGTTGGTCCATTTCCTTAATAATGTGACCGAATACAGATTGCGGAACAACAAACACGCCGTTTGCGCCAACTGTGGAATTAAGAGACAAACGCAAATTAATAAGGTCTGTCCATGAAATTGCGGAAAACGCTGTTTTACCGCTATTAGACGCACCGCCCAAATACGTTACGGTCGAACCTGAAATATTTAACGCGCCTGTGAAATTTGGAGCGGAACCATTACCGTTAAAAAATTGTTCGTCCTCTTTGCCCGCAATGGCACGGCCCAAACCATTTGTTACATAATCCAAAAATGCGGGGGTTGCGTCTTCTAATTGTTCAATTGAAAGGATAGCACCGCCGACAACTTTTTGACTCTGCAATGTAGTTTGTGTAAAGAAATTTGTAGAGTCTGTAACGGTTAGTCCTGAGCCCTCAGCAACAACGGCCGCAGTGAAATTACCACTAGACGCCAAATACTCTTTATTACCTCTCATTGGGTAAATCTTTGCAAGGGCACGGGCGTAACCGAAACGGTCCGCATAATTCATAATTTCCTCAACCCAAAACGCGGGCACAACCGCACCGCCTTGGCTTGCTGTTCCTGTGTTGAAATTTGCACGGGTAACGTATTTGTTATTTGCATCACGCGCAATATTTTCCGCGCCTGCGTGGTCGCCTTTGTGCTTTGCAGAGATATAGTCTGCAATTACGCGGGCTTGGTCGCGGCGTGCGTCGTGGTCTGCTTTAATCTTAACAAATCCCGTTACGTGTGTTGGGTTTGCATTGCGCAAAATATCTTGTGCCTTTTCGTTTGCTTTTGTTTCCACAACCTTTTTTAATTGGTCGGGTGTAATTACAATATTTTCCATTTTTATTTACTCTATTAAATAAGGTTTAACAATTCGTCGTCAGTTAATTTTTTTGCGGGTTTAATTTCAAACCCACGGTCTTGGGCAATTGCGTTGGAAATCTTTTTATTCCCCTCTGCTATCATTTGGAGCCCCTCTGTAATCATGCCATACGTTGTGGCGCTTATCTTTTTGCCTGCTCTGTTTTGGTACGACGCCGCAACCGTTGCGGGCTCGTTTTCCGTTGGCATTGGTTCCGCTGTTACGGGTTCCACAACCTCGGGAGCAACCTCGGGAGCGTCGCCATTTAATACGGCTAACATTGCGTCACCCGCCGCCATTGCGCCCGCCTCTGCGGCTTTAATTGCGTCGGCCTCTGCTATGCCCAACTCATCACGTAAAAACGTCGTGGCGGCCTCAATGAGCACGGGCATAAATTGCTCATTTAACGCCGTTGTTTGTTCCGGTGTTAACATTCTGTTTACCTTTTTGGCTTTGTTAAATATGGTTTCTAAATTTCGTTTTTTGTTTGCTTTTTTATGGTCACGCTCCAACCGTTTTTTTAGTAGTGCTTGTCTATTTGCGGGAATACTTACAATAGAAAACTCCACTAGCTCCGATTTGGTGTAAAACGTAACCGTTTCACCATTTACGTTTTTTTCCTCCCACTCAGTAGGAATGATACCAACGCTCACGGCGTTTACATATCCGTTACGGACCAAGTCCGCAACCTCACATGCTTCGTCTGTAATTCTGTGTATTTGTAGTGTGGCCTCTAAATTTTCGCCATTCATAGCGAACCCCAAACACTTACCGATTGGCCACTCGTCGGACTCATGCTGTGCCAACACAATTGGGTTATTTAGGTAGGCCGTGTAATCAATTCCACTTGGAACAATTACGGTTCCATATCTATCAATTTCAGGTGTCGAAACTACAAATGTGTAAATATCTTGTGGGGCCTCTTTGCCCTCATGTTCGTTACCCTTGTACCCCTCATAGTCACGGGGTTCAAGCCGGTACGCTCGTTTAATTATTTCCATGTTATTTATTTATTTCATTTATGATAAATTTGGCCGCGTCGTGTAAAATTTTTTCCGTTGGCGCGTCGTCCATTGATACGTTAGTAAAATCCTTTTCATTTTCCGTGCTTTGCTCACTCATTTGGCAACCTTTCGTAAATATATTTATATTTTTTTGCCATACGTTGGTTTACTATATGGCTAATTTCCCGCCATACTTTGCCCGTATCCTCGCCGTCCTCGGTCCCCAACAAATCGTACAAATCATGCATATCGTCGGGGAAATTTTCTTTCCCTGAAAAACTGCGTGTTGACGCTTTAGACTGTATATCTAAAATAAATTTTTCGTAATCGTTTTCCAGTGCGTCGGTTTGTTTTTCGAGCAAAGACATAGAGCCCTCGTTATACGTCCGCCCTTGGCCCTCCCAATATTCCCTAAAATTTTGGCGCAACTTGTAACCGTTTTTCGGGCGCTGTAAAACGTATGTATATTCACTACCAACGGCCCTACATTCGGCCCTATTCATGCTCATGGAATTTAATATATCTGCGGGCGAAAATGAGGACCCGCTTGGGTGGTTGTGGGTCAACACAGTATTACCCGCTTTTGTCAATTCACCCATTTGTTCACGCGTCATTCCTTTGTAAACCGATACGCTACTTTTTTCTCCTGTTACCTCTGCAATTACGTTCCCGTCGTAATCCGTGACCATACCCATTTCGTGGGTTTTTAGGTTTCTGTATTTGGCTTCAAAATCCGTTATGGCTTTTAATTGCCCGCCACGTCCGCCCGCAATAACACGCGGTAAATTGGAACCGCTCGGAGCATTTGGCGCGCTTGTTCCTGTGCTTGGTTTTTGGACCGTTACCGTTTCGGTCGTTTGTCTTTGCACGGGGAACAATTGACAACGACAATTAACCGCCCCGCTTGCACTCAGCCCGCCACCTAACGGGCGCTCCGTTTTTTCATAACCGACAATAATTTCACCAACGGCGCCCTCGTCTGTTATTCCTTTTTTCATCACGGGCACGCTAAAAAAACCGTCGGGGTCGACCTCTTTGCCCTCCATTATTTGGTGGCTTGGCCGTACTCTATTGTCTTGTTCTGTTAACCAAATGTATGTATAACCCAAACGTTTATACGTTGCCAATTGTGAACCCGCCGTAACGTTTGCGCTTACCGTGTTTGCTATCGTGCGTAATCTGCTTTGACTGTAAACGTTGTCAAAACGGTTTGTTAATATACTGAGCAATTCGCTTTTATCTTTCATGGCGTTTGCTTGTATAACCCCCGCCATTTCCGTTTTAATTGTTTCCATGCTCTCGGTAATTTTGTCAGCGCTTTCACGTGCCAAACCTTGTAACGCTTTGCCGTATTCTCCGTCCAATGGTACGGCGTTGCCCTCTAATTGCGCCGCCACGGTTTGGGAAACATTACGAACCGCGTCGTTAATCACGCTTTGTATTTTGTCCGTTGTTTTCTCACTCAGTTCAATACCACCTATTTGCGTTTGTCCGCTATTAACTTTGTCCGTTATTTTTTTTTTTAATTCGCTTATAGCGGTCGCGGTGACGTCTTCTAATCGTAATTGATTTTCCGTTGTTAACCCGTCGTAATTGCGCCAAAATTCGGCGCGGGCCTCATTGGTATTATACGGGAAACTACGACGCGCCACGGGCAATTGTGGGGCGTTTGCGCTTATTTGCGCGGGCTTCGTTTGCGGTTGTCCGCCCGTTGCCATATCTAATGGTAAAAACCCCTGAGCAATTAACGGAACGTCACCATTTTGAACGGGTAAAAACCCACGCTCCGCGCGCGCTTCGTTAATTGTCTTGATACCCCAACGCAATTGGAATTCCTCTTGTTTTAAATCGGCGTCCAAATCTTTATATACATACGGCTCGGGTTCTATTAGTACGTCGTCCTCAAATCGTCTAAAATGGCGCGTTAATTCCTCTGCAATGTACAACGCCTCGGGGTCGATTGTGTTTTGTCTAAATATCTGAAATTGGACCTCGGCGGTTGCGCGGTTTTGGAATTCCCCTGTTAACATACCCGGGGGCACTCCGAAAACCTGAGCAATTTGTGAACGTGTGTCTGCGCTCACGGCGTCGTAACTTATCGATAGTTCGCCCTTGGGTGGTAAATTCAGTTTCATTCCACCATGTAACAACGCGCGCAATTTGTATTTTGGTAGCGCTTCATTCCAACCGTTTTTAATCCGTTCCCATGTTTCTTGGTCCACGGTGTCGGGGTGCTCTGCTATCAATGGCGGAACGGTGTTGTTTTCAAATAATCTTTGTAAATAGGCGGAAACCTCTCTATCTATATTCGCATATTCCAAGGCGGCCGTAACTAACCCAACGCCCAACATATTCATTCCCACAATTTCCTCGGGGCGTGCGGCGGGGTGAATACGGGCCAAGTGGACCATTTCACGCTCGGGTATATGTATATTTCCGTCCTGAGCGCTTTGGTATATGTAACCGTCTACAAATTTCTCAGAGCCTTTAATGATACGCACGCGTGTCGGGTTTAATACCCACATTTGTAACGGTACATGGTAACCGTTGGTAGGTGTCCAAATAAACGCGTTTCCGTTAATCGATAGCCAATTTTCAATATAGGAATAAATCTGAGAGCGCACAAAATACGGGTTAGGGTTTGCTAACAGACGTGAGGCCCAATGGTCCGCGCCCAATTCTGAGCGGTCAAAATTTTGTTCTTTGAACGTATTAAATTTAATGGCGCTGAGAGCGTTGGCCCTATGCTGTAAACATGCAAAGACGGTACCCCGTAGTGACGCCTCGGTCTCATTGCCCGCGCTTACGGAACCTATATTGCGTTGTGACGCCATGCGGTCGTATGGTAACAACCCGCGTTTTTGGCTTGGTAAAACCGCGTCCGCAATCCTTTGCCTAATATCGTCCAATATACTCATGTAAATACGCCCGGTGTCTTTTTAATAGCGGCGAACGCATAACCCAATGCGTCCACAAAATCGTCGTGCTTATCCTGTGCTGTGCCCGTAAAACTTAGTAATTCCTCTGTAAACTCAGGTGGTAACGTTCCGTAGTGATAAACCTCACGGCGTTCGTAACGCGCCTCAACGGGTTGGAACCGTATAACCTTGTCGCGGTCCGCCCTCATGCCAACAACGTTTAACGTCGTGTTTCGTTTCAATTCTTGCACTAACCATGCTTGGGCTTGATTGCTCTCTATGGCTATTACCTTGGGGTTCCATTTGTTTGCGTATTCGATAACCTTTGCCCCAATGTTTACAAACGTCATGCGGTCACGAAACGCGTCGACAATTACAACCTCTTTTTCCTCTGTTAACCCAATAACAACAAGCGCCGTATAATCCGCCGTTTCTTTTTGGCTTATTGCCAAATCCACACCCATATAAAACGTAACGGGCTTTTTGGTGTTGTCAATTTTGAGCCACTCGCGTTTAATCTTTGCGGCGCCTCGGTCCACGTACTCAGCCAAATATTCTTGGGCAAAAACAACGCTTGGTAATATGAGGCGTTGGCGTTCAATTTCCGCATGTTTCATGCGTGGGTTATCGTACGTAGTGTAATGAAACGACGCCCAATCTTCATATAAATTACTAAAATTGTCCAATTCAGAAAAATGGTTTTTACCATTTGGCGTAGAAAAAAAATACCCGTCGCCCTCATAGTCTGTGAGCATAGGGCTCAAAACCTCCTCCCATGCGTTTTGAGCGTTATCACAATACGCCCACTCGTCGCATATCATGCGGTGAAAAGCGTTCCCCCTGAGCCCGTCCGCGCGCCATATACCCGTTAACGTTAGCGTGGAACCGTTTAACGTTATTTCCCCCCATTTGATTGTGGCGCCTAACGGGGTAAATAGTTTAACGGCCTCCTTGTAACGCCCCTGTAATTCTTTGTAACTTGGGGTCGTGTATAGAACATTGGTGCCCGGCTCTTGTAACATTTTTTCGATAGCAAGGGCAAATGCTAAATAACTTTTGCCAAATCGGCGCCCGCTCCGTACCACGTTAAACCGCTTACGGTTATTCACTATTTCCAATTGTTTTGCGTGCGGTTCTGCTATTACGCGTTTCACTTGTCGGCCTCATTATTACCACCCCACACAAAAACCATTTTATTAGCGTTCGCGTTATCACGGGTTTGTCCTGAGAGTCGGGCCGCTTCGTCTTCGTTTGCTATCAATTTCATTAACGCCACTTGTAACGTAGGGTTATCGGATTTGTACCACTTTTGGCGCATGTTCGCTTTCATGGACACGCGGTTTTTTTCCAATGCGCTTTTTATGCTATCGTTATCGTCGCAACCTTGGGGGAACATACGGTAAAATGTGGCGCGGTCACATGGCAATAACGCCACAATATCCTCAATAAATATGAGGCCGTGTTTCTCTATTAACTCATGCGTTTGTTTTAATATTTTCTTTTTATCATATGCCATTATAGACCCAATAAATTAAATACGGCTTGCTCGGGTGTGCCCGCTATTTTGGACAAAGCACGTTTAACCCGCGCGTAATCGTCCGCCGTATATTCTAACTTTATTACGTGGCTTTGTTCGCCCTCTGCTTGTTCCGCGTCCCCTTGGGGCTCTAATGGCTCAAATACGGGTAAATCTAACCCCCACGTTTCTAATTGTATTTCGTCCCACTCGTTTGCTAATTGCTCATGGTTCCAATCCCCATAACTTACGTTGTCTTTTATTAAAAACTCGGCGCATTGCTCGGGGGTCCAATCGTCGGCCAATATTACGGGTAATTCAGTAAACCCCAATTCCTTTGACGCCTTTAACCTCATGTTACCACCCAATACCATATATGTACCGTCGTGGTCACTCACTACAATGAGCGGGCGTTTGTTTAGCATATCTGGGAATGCTTGTAAACTTGCTTTTAATTTGGCGTATTTCTCCCGTGAAATTGTGCGCGGGTTATTTGGGTTTGGTTTAATCTTTTTAATTGAAACCCTCATTGCCTTGCGCCCCATATACCTAACAACACCCCAACGGCAAATATAGCGGGCCCCCACGTCCACGCGCTGTTACTCTCTGCGGGCACGGGAACCGTAATTGTTTGTACTGAGTCGGGGCGCGGTTTGAATACCAAACTAAAATTACCTTTGCCCTTATTGTACGCAAAAGCCATATTTACTGTGTCCATTGTGCTTGTTATTACGCTATCGGACTGAGCAATAAACGACGTGTCCCCACATGGAATATTTACAGGGCGTTCCACAAAATACGTTGTGTCTTTGTGTTTAATCATTACCGATTTTACGCGTACGGTGTCCCGTATGGTAACGGGGCGTGTTACAACGGTGGTTATGGTG